CAATGTTTTCTTGGACAGTCACCAAGGCACCATATGGTGATGTGACATTTGAATACGCAGGCGAATTTGATAAGGGACTGGACTATATTGGCAGGCCAATTGATGATGTATCAGTATTCTCAATCAACTACGGCAATTGGATTACCCCTACAACCCGCCTAGGACTACAGATTCAGGACGTTTTCGACAACGAATTCGAGATAATCCCTGGATATGGAGCAGGTGGAAGGGAAATATCTATAACCTTTGACGTAAGTTACTGATCTAACAGGAGAAAAGATTTCATAAAGTGCTTGACTTAAGCTTCTAAAGAGTGCATAATAGTACTATAAAATGAAGAAAACAAACAAAGTGAGGACTTTATGAATCAGATCGAAACAAAGACAATATTAGCCAAGCTATTAGCTACTGAGGATATCAGTATTGTACATGATCCTAAAATGCAGACAGCAGCATTTGATGTTAAGGCTCGTAAATTATATCTTCCAGTTTGGCAGGAAATGTCTAATGATTTATATGATTTATTTATTGGACATGAAGTAGGACATGCTCGTAACACTCCTGAGGAAGGATGGCACGATGCGGTTTGCGATACTCCTAACCTAAAAGCTTTCTACAACATTGTAGAAGATGCTAGAATTGAAAGAAAAATTAAAGCTCAATACCCTGGCTTAGTCAAGTCATTCCACAAAGGGTACCAAGAATTATTCGATAAAGACTTCTTCGGTGTGAAGGGTAAGGATTTATCCACACTTCCATTCGTAGACAGAGTGAACCTTCACTTTAAAATTGGACACCTACTAGGTCTTAAATTTACAGAAACAGAACAGAGCTTCCTAGACAGAGTTGGCCAAACAGAAACATGGGACGACGTCAAAAAATTATCACTTGAACTAGCTGATATGTCAAAGCAAGAAGCTGAAGACAGACAAGACGAGATGGAACCAATTGCACAGGAACTTCAAGATCTTTTAGACGAACTTGCCGAGAAACAAGACGGCACTCCTGAGTACTCAGACTTTGCTCCCGAGAGTGAAGAAGAAGAAGGTGACGATGCAGGAGAAGGTGAAGGCACTGGAAGTTCTGATGACACAGACGAAGAAGGAAATCCAAAGCCAGGAACAAAAGGCGGACCACAAGGTGAAGACGAGTCTGAGGAAGAGTTCAATGACAGACAGAACAAAGAGTGGATGGATGACAGAGCAGAACAAAGAGCTAAGTGGGCAAAAGAAGAAGCAGAACGTGAGGCTCAAGCAAAAGCAATGGGTGAATACGAAAAGGCTTCAGCAGAACATAAAGAAGAGACTAAGAAAATTGAGGACGAGATTGCAGACACTAAAAAGATGCATGACTTCCTAAACAACGAAGGACAAAAGTCAATCACAGATGACGCGTTCAGAGAAAACGAAACATCATTAGTTCAACTTGATGCGGAGCCAATAGTATACTTAGACCTTCCAACAAGATTCAATAGCGAAGAACTAGTAATCCAAATGGAAGAACTATATGACTGGGATGCTTGTATTGATTTAGAACAAGCAGTAGGTACAGACTATTGGGACACCAGAGACGTTCCAAAAGATGAGCTTAAATCAATAGCTAATACTATGTACCAAGAATTTACAAGAACTTCTAATCCAATTGTAGCTTCAATGGCTCAGCAATTTGAGATGAAGAAGGCAGCAGCAGCTTCTAAGAAGAACCAAACTTCCAAAACAGGCAAGTTGAATGAGGACAAGCTCTGGGCATACAAGTTGACAGAAGATTTATTCCAGTCAACTACTATGATTCCTAACGGTAAGAATCACGGCATAATTATGTACGTTGATTTATCAGGTAGCATGCACAAGTCAATGTCAGGAACAATAGAGCAGATGCTTAACATGGCATTGTTCTGCAGAAAAGTTAACGTTCCTTTTGATGTGTATGGATTTTCAGATAGACATTCAGACTTTTACTATGACGAGAACGACGACTTCGTTCAACAACCAACTCCTTTCTCTAAGAACAAAGATGTAGAGCAGAAGATTTTAAGAGATACAAAAGACGGTGAGATCATCCAGACAGATGATGGGTTTAGACTTGTCCACATGTTAAGCTCTACATGTAAGAAGGCAGACTTTATTAATGCAGTTAGCTACTTACTACTTACGAAAGTAGGTTACGATAGATACAACTATGGATCAAGACCTGAAGGAACATACTTTGGACATATTAGAAATAGATATCTTAGCCTAGGCGGTACTCCGTTGAACAGCGCGATACTAGCTTCATTCTCAATGGCAGAAAGATTCCAAAAGAAATATAATGTAGAGATACTTACTACAATATTCTTAACAGACGGCGGAGCCACAGACCAAATAATTTATAGAAACTCAGAGATGGATACTGAAGACCGTATAGGAGTAAGCAGTGTCTACAGCGATGCGATAGCAATTAAGAAAGGACCAGTGGTTACTAAGCTCCCATCGAAGAAGTCTTACAGCAGATACAATGGCGTGACTACTCACACAATGCTAGAACATTACAAAAGAATTACAGGTTCAACTGTAATCAACTTCCACATAGTGGACGGTAAGAAAGGAGACTTTCATAGAGAATGTTTTTCAGCAGAGTGGATGGAAGAAAAAGAGATGCCAAGATGGATAGACGGCGACTGGGAACAGACTACTTGGAAAGAGATCCTAAGGAATAAATTTACAATGACAAAACCTAAGTTTGGATATGATGCTAGGTTCCTCATTAAAGGCGCCAATGATTTGAACGTAGGTGACGATGAGCTTGTAGTGAAGTCAACAAGCAAGGGAGACTTACTTAGAGGGTTCAGAAAGTTTAACAGTACTAAGAAGTCCAGTAGACAGTTCCTTAATAAGATCATAGAGATGGTGGCATAGATGATAAAAAGCACCAAAAACGGCTCTACTAGCACCCCTGTAAGGGGTTTAAGCTCCCTAGGGTATACACAGGGTTACCCTATATTAGCCCCTCTCACAGCCCCTAAAAAGATTCAAAAGAATTCAAAAGAATGCTTGACTTAAGCTTCTAAAGAGTGCATAATACATGTATAAAATGAAGAAACAACATAAATTAGTGAGGACTATAAAATGAAAATGATAGATAGAGAAAACTTAATAAACACACTCCAGAGCCAGGACAATGGCACAGGAGTTTTTACCCGTAAGGCAATCATCGAGGCAGCAGCGTCCATAGGACTTGGCTTCCCAGCGTGGTTGATAAACGGCAAGCCTGAAGTCAAAGTTGAAAGGGGAATTTATAACCTTACGACAATGTTCGGAGGTCCAGCCCTAGCTTCTAGCCAACCTAACCTGCCACAAGCAGCACCGTTGGCAGTGGTTCAGACGGCACCAGCCCCTGCAATTTTGACTCAGGCAATTTTGAATGTGTCAGTAGACAACCTAGTACCAAATAAAGATGAGACGTTCGTCCCGTTTGGTTTCTACAAGGACTTGAAAACGGTCCTGTCTTCTAGCATGTTCTACCCAATTTTCATTAGCGGATTATCAGGTAATGGTAAGACGACAATGGTTGAACAAGTATGTGCTAATCTTAAACGTGAAGCCATACGAGTTAATATAAGTATTGAAACCGATGAGGACGATTTGATCGGTGGTAATACTCTAGTTGACGGTAACGTCGTGTACAGAGAAGGGCCCGTCCTCACCGCTATGAAGCGGGGCGCTGTTCTCATTCTTGATGAAGTAGATAGGGGTTCAAACAAGTTGATGTGCTTACAAGCCATCCTTGAGGGGAAGCCTTATTTCAACAAGAAGACAGGCGATACCATAACTCCTGCTCCAGGGTTTAACTTAGTGGCTACGGCCAATACTAAGGGTCGAGGTTCAGATGACGGCAAATTTATTTCCGCCAACATCCTCGATGAGGCATTCCTAGAAAGGTTTGCAATTACCGTGGAGCAGGAGTACCCTACAATGGCTACCGAGAAAAAGATTGTAATGAAGAAAATGGAAAGGGTTAATATCCTTGACGAGGACTTTGCTACTCATCTTGTAACTTGGAGTGATGTAATTCGTAAAACATATTACGAAGGTGCCATTGACGAGTTGATTTCAACCCGTAGGTTAGAACATATTGTAAACGCTTATGCGGTGTTCAAGGACAAGACTAAAGCTGTCCAACTATGTGTTAACCGATTCGACGATGATACCAAAGAGGCGTTCATTGACTTGTACGCTAAGGTAGATCCTTCAGTAGAGTTAGCTGAAGGCGTAACCGAAACAACTGAACAGGAGATCCATACAGATGGCGAAATCTAAGACACCAGACTACAAGTTCGACGAGGGGGCTCTGATTACAGAGCTCCAATCGTATATCGATGCCACTTACTCAGGGCATTATAGTAGAAACAAATTTCAATCTACAGAATTCATTAGTGATTGTGGACATGGAATAGGATTTACAATTGGAAACATCTTAAAGTATGCCCAACGATACGGCAAGAAAGGATCTCCAGCAGACTATAGAAAGGATCTTTTGAAGGTCCTACACTACGGTATAATTGCGCTTTCAGAACACGATAAAAGTACCACTAATCATTACCTAGACTAAAAAAGTCTTATAAATAATAACATTAGAACTACAAGAAACTAAGGACAAAACAAATGGCTTATACAGTAACAACAACATTCGTAAGACCTAATACAGGTGTTGCATTCCCTAGAATGTCAGATTTCCATTCAGGACATGACACATGGAGACGAACATACTTTACGGATAACAGTATTGGTATTACATTCGAGCAATCTGCCGACGAGTTAACTCTTGATGCAGTAATGGAATTTGGAACTGAGTCTGTATGGAATGCCTTTGACAGTGCAAGAACTGCAGAAGGTAACGAACCTAAAGCTCAGATTAAAGGTGCTTGTACTACAGGCGCTATAACAATGGAAGTAACATTAGTCAATGAGGCTGGTGCTAGTTCAACCCTATTAGCAGCGACAGACTTTAGCTAATTTGTACAATTGGTCCTACGGGGCCTTGACTTATACTATGTAAGAGTCTATAATACACTTATAGATAATTAAATATTGGAGATATATTATGAAACTAAGCAAACAGACTCTTGACATACTCAAGAACTTTGCCACAATTAACACGAACATCCTAGTTCGTGAAGGGAATACACTTTCGACAATTAGCACAGGTAAAAACATTTTTGCCAGAGCTGAGATATCAGAAAGCTTCCCGAGAGAATTTGCAATCTATGATTTAAATAGTTTGCTATCACTACTAACCGTTATGGACGACACCGATGTTGACTTTGATGACGAAAGTCTTAAAGTTAGTAAAGGCAACTCCGTCTTTGAATACTTTTATGCAGACCCTAACATTATTGTTAGCGCCCCTGATAAGAATATCGAAGTAGATAACTTCTTCCAGTTCGACTTAACAAAAGACGATATCGATATGATAATGAAGGCAGCAGCTATTACAGCAGCTCCTATGTTAAGCATCATTGGTAAAGATGGTGGAGTTACAATTACAGTTGGAGATCCTAGTACACCTAAGTCTAATTCCTTTAAACAGGTTATTGCACAGACAGACAAAACGTTTGACGCTCGTCTAGCAATTGAAAACTTTAAGGTTGTTCCAGGTGGGTATAGTGTTATACTTTCTCAGAAGAAGTTTATGTTCTTAGAGAGTAGCAAAGGTGATGTTAAATACTGGTTGGCGTTGGAACGTTCATCAGACATATAGGAGTTTATTATGGATGAAGGAAAATTAGAAGTTACAATTAGAGAAGCCACAAATGGCTGGATAGTTGAACTAAACCGCGACGGTGAGACAGTAGAGTATATCTTTACTAGACCTAACCCAGCAATTAACCTAGTTAGAAAAGTTATGAAGGGTGAATTAGATCCTTTCCTAGACGGAGTGGACGATGAGTAGTTTACCAGATACTATCCCTCCCTTTAAGCTAACTAAGAAGGTTACAACAACCTCAGGTGTTACAAAGTTCGTTGACATTGTTAATGATACTCTGTTTACAGATAAGAGAGTTGTAATATTTGGATTGCCTGGAGCCTTTACTCCTACATGTTCGAGCCAGCAATTGCCTGGGTTTGAGGACGCGTACTTGGAGTTAATAGAGTGGGGTATAGATGATGTCTATTGCTTTACTGTTAATGACACCTTTGTATGTACTAAGTGGGCAGAAGACTCAGGACTTATTAACGTTAAAGTTATTCCTGATGGCTCTGCAGAGTTTACAATTAAGATGGGTATGGATGTTAGAAAAGATAACATCGGTTTTGGAATTAGATCGTGGAGATACGCAGCAGTGTATGACAACGGCATATTAGAGAAAGCATTTGTTGAAGAAGGCTTTGGTGATAATGCAGAGGGAGATCCTTATGAATTATCTACACCTGAAAGTGTACTAGCATATGTAAAGCAACCTCCCGTAGGTAAGCACATAGACTTAGCCTTCTCAGATACGACAGATGTGAAGGAGACTTTTTCGTAGACCTTTTAACCCTCGGAAAATGTGGCCAAGATTTTGGGCCAAAAAAAGTTTTTATATAATGATTAGGAGTTAAGATGGAAGCAGGACAATTTTTATGGGTAGAGAAATATCGCCCGCGTACTATAGATGATTGTATCCTCCCGGATAGTGTAAAACAGTCTTTTAAGAAATTTATTAATAAAGGTGAGATTCCTAACTTACTATTAAGTGGTACAGCAGGCACAGGGAAAACAACTCTCGCTCGTGCTCTATGTGAAGATCTAGGTTGTGATTACATTATCATTAATGGTAGTGATGAAGGCAGACAGATAGACACACTAAGAACAAAGATTAAACAATTCGCATCAGCGGTTTCCTTTGAAGGTAAGACTAAGGTAGTAATCCTCGATGAGGCAGACTACATGAACAGGGAAAGTGTACAACCTGCTCTTAGGGCGTTTATAGAGACGTTCTCTGAGAACTGTAGATTCATATTTACATGTAACTATTCTAATAAAATTATTGCTCCCTTACATAGCCGAACAACGGTTATAGACTTTAAAATTAATCCCTCAGATCGCCCAGAACTAGCCTCTAAGTTTATGGTTAGGATGAAGTACATACTAGATAGTGAAGGTATCACCTATAACGAAAAGGTGATCGCTGAGCTCCTAATGAGGTACTTTCCAGACTATAGAAGGGTGCTAAATGAGCTACAACGATACTCTAGTGGCGGTTCTATAGATGAGGGTATACTTAGTAACTTCCAGGAAGTAAATGCTAAGGCGCTTACTGAGAGCCTTAAGACTAAGGACTGGAAGAAGATGAGACAATGGGTAGTTAACAATGTGGACACAGACCCTCAAGGAATATTTCGTCAGATATACGATATACTACTTCCTCAGGTTAAGTCTATACCCCAGGTAGTTTTGCTAATTGCAGACTATCAGTATAAAGCAGCATTCGTGGCAGATCAAGAAATTAACCTTACTGCTTGTTTAACAGAAATTATGGCTAATGTAGAGTTCACGAAATGACAAAAGAAGTAAAAACACTACAAATACATGTAAGAGCCACTCCTACGAAAAAGAAAGAAATGCAGGAGAGAGCCAAAGTATTAAACCTAACACTTTCACAGATGCTTATGAAGTGTTATGAGGATTCGAAGGATAATGATTTTGGGTTTAACTAAAATATGGAAGTTATGGGCTAAGTCGTTAGGCGACAAAGCATCAGACAATACAAAAGATGCAGATTCAGTAGCGTTGATGAGAACGATAGTCGTTATGGTTAACTTTATTACATGCTTCTTCATCGTAGCTGGAGTGATACACCAATGGTAGATAGCATACTGGAAGGATTCGGAGATCCTGTCTTAGACGTTAATGAAGAAGAATTCATTACAAAACGTAAAAAGATATCTCCCTTTGATTTTGCTAATGCGATTAATTACACTAAGGAAAAACTAATAGTAGACGAAACATCAGAAAAGGAATATAATCCTTTTATTGTTAATCGCTCTATGGGTTTTGGTAAAGACACAGTTATAGCTGGTAATGAAATGAATGCCAGACCTCACTTAGACAACAAATTACAGTTTGACTTCTTATCTTCAGTTATAAGAAAGTCTAAACGATACAGTAAATGGTTAAAAACTGAAGAAGAGAATATCGAGGTTGTACAGAAGTTTTTTGGTTATAGTTTTATGAAGGCTAAGGAAGCACTAAAATTATTATCAGATGTGGACTTAGAACAGATAAGACTATATCTTAATACATCAAAAGGCGGAAAGCTATAAATAAGTCTATATAAGTAAATTATATAATTAAACATATAGGCGAATTGAATGAGTGATCAAGAGAATTACTTTAACATAGACTTTCCAGGGTACGAACCTTTAGAAGTTTCCTTAAAAGACCCAGAAGATTTTCTGAAGGTTAGGGAAACTTTATCTCGTATTGGAGTAGCATCGAAAAAAGAACAGGTGCTATATCAGTCATGTCATATACTACACAAGAAAGGAAGATACTTTATAACACA